ACGATTTCCAGAGTTAATTCCGACTTGACCTTGGTTCGTCGCTGAAATCTGCTAAAAACGAAGCGGGCCGAGAAGCTGCGTCAACAGCGACCCGACCCTGACCAAAGCGGAGGTGACCCGCCGTGGCTGAGGCCAATTCTGAAGCATCTAAAATCTGCGCGCAATGTGGTCGGGAGTTCATCCCGTGGAAGCCGAAGCGCGGACCTCGTCCTAGCAAGTGCGGCGAGTGTTATCCGCCGGAGCGCCGCGCGTTTCTCATGCGCTGGCATCGCGGCGAGCACCAGGCGCTCAAGACGTGCGCAAAATGCGGCTCGGAGTTCGAACGCCGCCGCTTCAAGAGGCCGCTGTGTTCGGCTTGCTTGTCGGCGGAACAGGAACAATGGAGACGGCGATACAACGCCGCCGCCTGGAAGGCTGAACGAGGCGAAAAAAGCCCGTGCGCCGAGTGTGGAGCGCCGATCGGCAAGCCGCACTACAGACGATTTTGCTCCGACGAATGCGGCCTGGCCGCGAACCGGCGAATGTCGACCGCGAGCCGAAGAGCGCGCATCGTGAAAGCCGATCGCGAGAGCTTCGATCCGCTAGAAATTTTGAACCGGGATGCGTGGACCTGCTACCTCTGCGGGAAGCACACGCCTCCTGCATTGCGCGGACAGAAGGTCGCGGATGCTCCGGAGCTGGACCACATCATTCCGCTCTCAAAAGGCGGAAGCCACACGCGAGCGAACGTCGCCTGCGCTTGCCGCGCCTGCAATATAGCCAAGTCCGATTCCATGCCTCTCGGAAGGAGGCGGCCATGCGTACCAACGGCGAGGCGGTTTCGCTCACTGTTGGCGACGCGACGGTGAAGATCGGCGAGGCTTACGCGATCACCGCGACGAAGGGCGACGGGCAGACGGTGACCCGCTTATGGTTCAAACCGTACTGGCCCGGGCTGCTGCACGCGATGGCGCTGATCACTGGCGAGCGCCGCAAGAGCAAGGCAAAATGAATGGCCGGCTGGCCGTACACCACGAGCAGATGGCAGAAGCTTCGCGCTGCCAAGCTCGCTCGTGATCCGCTCTGCGAGGATTGTCTGGCGACGGGGATGGTCGTCGCGGCGAACACGGTCGACCACCGGCTGGCGATCTCGCAGGGCGGCGATCCGTTTCCGCCGCTGGACGACCTGTCGAGCAAATGCGCTCCGTGCCACTCGCGCAAGACGGTCCGCAGCGGTGAGGCCGGAGCGGTGAGGACGGACAAGCCGATGAAGGGCTGCGATGCGGATGGTTTGCCGCTCGATCCCGCCCATCCCTGGAGCTGACCGATGGGAATGCGCGGGCCGGGTGCCCGGGGTGGCCTCAAGGCCGCGAAGGAACGCGCCGAAGCGGCGCCGATCAGCTTTCCGTGGCTCGAGGATGGGCTGAGCCGGGCTGAGCGGGTCATAGCTTTCGTCGAAGAGCTGCCGATCACGAAGGGTATTCTCGCCGGGACGAAGATGCGCCTGCTCGAATTCCAGAAGGAATTCATCCGGGCGATTTATGAACCGAAGGCGGCTGACGGCAGGCGCTTGGTACGTCAGGCGGTGCTGTCGATCGGGCGGAAGAACGGAAAGACCGGGCTGATCGTCGGCATTGCGCTGGCGCACCTGGTCGGACCTGAAGCCGAGGACCGCGGCGAAATTGGCTCGGCCGCGAACGACCGCGAACAGGCAGCATTGGTCTTCGAAGAGATCGAAGCGATCATCGATTGCACGCCGTGGATCGCAGCGATCTGCAACGTGCAGCGGTTCAAGAAGCTGATCGAAGTGATCGGCGAGCCGCCGGGCGGCAAGGGCAAGGGCAGCGTTTACGAGGCGCTGTCGAGCGACGCGAAAACGAAGCACGGTATGTCGCCGTCGCTGTGGATCTACGACGAGCTCGCACAGTCGCAGAAGCGCGAGTTGCTGGACACGCTGACGACCTCGCAGGGCGGCCGGTCGGAGCCGCTGGGGATCGTCATCTCGACGCAATCTGCGCTGACCAATCATCCGCTCTCAGAGCTGATCGATTATGGCGAGCAGGTGAAGAGCGGCGTTCATGACGATCCGAGGTTCGTCTGCCACGTCTATGCCTCGCCTGAAGGCTGCGATCTCATGGATCGCGAGGCGTGGAAGGCCAGCAACCCGGCGCTTGGGGCGTTTCGCGACGAGACGGACCTCGAGACGCTGGCGATGCGGGCACAGCGAACGCCGAGCTTCGAAAGCGCGTTCCGGAATTTGTACCTGAACCAACGCGTCGATGCGGTCGAGAGGGCGATCAACCGGGTCGATTGGGAAGCCTGCGCGGAGAAGGTCGAGCTCGACGACCTGAAGCAATTTAGGTGCTTTGGCGCGCTGGACCTTGGCTCGACGAGCGACCTGACGGCGCTGTCCGGATATTGGCCCGAGCCGCATGCGAGCTGGACGTGGCAATGGGTGCCAAGGGAGCGGATCCGCGAGCGGGTCGAGACTGACCGCGTGCCCTACGATGCGTGGGAACGGGCCGGGGACATCATCGCGACGCCTGGAAGGGCGCGCGACAACAAGGCGATCATCCGCAAGCTGGTGTGGTTCATCGACACGTTCGACGTGATCGGAATCGGCTACGACCGCTGGCGCATCGAGGATCTGATCAAGGAGCTGAACGATGAGGGCCTCGAGCGCGTGGCCGAGAAGCTTGTGCCGTTCGGGCAAGGCTTCAAGGAAATGGCGCCGGCCTTCGACGAGTTCGAGACGCTGCTGATCGATCGGAAGCTCAGGCACGGCGGTTCGCCGGTGCTTCGATGGCAGGCGTCGAACCTGATCGTTCAGCGGGACGAGGCAGGCAACAGGAAGCCGGACAAGCGGCGGTCGTTCGACAAGATCGACGGCATCGTGTCGCTGATCATGGCTGTGGGGGTGGCGATGCGAACGAAGGAAGAAAAGCCCTTCGTTTCGGTTTACGCGAACCGCGGCCTCCTGGTCGCCTGAAGAGGAGATCGGGATGGGATTCTGGACCCGCCTCCTCGGGCTTGAAGAGCCGCCTGCGCGGGCTGGAATCGCAACCGTTCGAGCAGCAGGGCAGCAGGCTGAGTTCTTCGGCCTCGATGACCCGCGTTTCCTTGAGTTCGTCCGCCAGGGCGGCTTTCTCGGCTACGAGGCTCTCCGTGCGGCGTGCGTTCTTCGCTGTATCGACATTCTCTCGTCGTCACATGCGATGCTGCCGACGCGGCTGATCGACCGCTCGACGTACAAGGACGCGGAGGATCATCCGCTCTACGAGTTGCTGCGCTGGCAGCCGAACGATCAGCACACGGCGTTCGAATTCTACCAGCTGATGGACGTGCGCCGGCTGCTGCACGGCAACGCTTACGCGGCGATCATCCGCGGTTTGGGCGGCAGGCCGATCGCGCTGCAGCCGATCGACCCGTTCAGCGTGACCGTTCAGCAGATGCCGGATTGGTCGCTGAAATATTTCATCACGCTTCCGGGCGGCCACAGTACTGAGTGGCCCGCGGCGGACATGCTCCACGTCCGCGACCTGTCGCACAACGGCATCATCGGCGCCGGCCGGGCGAAGCTCGCGCATGAGGCAATCCGGGTCGCCCGGGCTGCGGAAAAGGCACAGGCGAGCATCTTCGAGAACGGGATGATCATGGGCGGCGCGCTGACGCACCCGCAGGCGCTCGGTCCGGAGGCGTACAAGCGGCTGACGGACTCGCTCGCGGACCGCTACAGCGGGACGGACAACGCCGGAAAATGGCTCGTGCTCGAAGAGGGCATGAAAGCCGAGCGCTTCACCATGACGGGCCAGGAAGCTCAGACGGTCGAGGCGCGGAATCACCAGATCGAGGACGTGGCCAGGGTTTGGGGCGTGCCGCGGCCGTTCTTGATGATGGACGATACGAGCTGGGGCAGCGGCATCGAGCAGCTGGCCATCATGTTCGTGCGGTTCGGTCTCAATCCGGGGATCATCGCATGGGAGCAGGCGCTGCGTCGCGTTCTCCTGAAGCCGCAAGAGCGCAAACAGTACGCGATCGACGTCGACGAGCACGAGCTGCTGCGCGGGACGATGAAGGACCAGGCCGAATTCTTCTCGAAGGCGCTCGCTGGTCACCCGTGGCTCGTTCAGAATGAGGTCCGCGAGGAAGCCGGTTACGGCGATCTACCGAATGCAGACACGCTGAAAGACCCTGTCGGGGGATCGCCCGCGAAGGAGCCCGCCAAATGAGGCTGATGAAAGTTTTCGCCAAGGCGCGGCCTGGCGCGCTGCCTGTGCCTGCAAACCGCAATGTGGCCGCGCTCACGCGTCCGGCCGTGCTCGAGAAATGGGGCGAAGAAGCCGCCGGCATCCGCGCGGTCGCGGTCGACGACAATGTCATCACCATGTTCGACACGATCGGCGAGGATTTCTGGACAGGCGGCGGCGTCACCGCGAAGAAGGTCACCGCTCAGCTGCGCGCCATTGGCGACCGCCCCATCACAGTGCAGATCAATTCCGCCGGCGGCGATATGTTCGAAGGCATCGCGATCTACAATGCACTGCGCGAACATCAGCAGGAAATCACGGTCCAGGTCATCGGCATGGCGGCGTCAGCTGCCTCGATCATCGCGATGGCCGGTGATCGCGTGGAAATCGGCGCCGCGTCGTTCCTGATGATCCACAATGCCTGGGTGCTCGCGATGGGCAACCGGCACGACATGGCCGAAACCGCGCAATGGCTCGAACCCTTCGATGCAGCGATGCGCGACGTATACGCGCAGCGCACTGGCCTCAAGCCCGATGAAATCGCACAGATGATGGACGCCGAGACGTGGCTCTCCGGCCAGGCGGCGATCGACAAGGGCTTCGCGGATTCGCTCCTACCGTCGGATAAGCTGACGCAGGACGAAAAGACCAAGGCCGAAGACCTGCGCGTGAACGAGGTTCGCGCGCTGGAGCTGCAGCTCATGGCCTCTGGCCTCAGCCGTTCTCAAGCGCGCGAGCGCATCAACAAGATCAAGGGCACGCCGGGCGCTGCCCCTGAAGCTGGCACGACGGACTCTGCCGGCGCCGAGCTGGTCGGACCTTTGTCCGATCTCCTGAAAACTTTCCGCTCATAGGAGCATCCCAATGAAAAAGACTGCACTCGTGGCCCTTGCGGCCACTGCGGCTCCGCGCGCGGTTTGCGCGGTGCGCGCCGATGCCACCGATCCGAAGGCTCTCGTTGAGCAGCTGAATGCTGCCTTCGAAGAGTTCAAGCGGAAGAACGACGAACGCCTCGCACAGGCCGAGAAGCGCGGCGAGGACGCCGTCACCAAGGACGAGGTCACCAAGCTGAACGCTGCGATCGGCGAGCTTCAGACTGCTTACGAAGAGCAGCAGAAGAAGCTGGCCGCGGCTGTGCTCCAGCCCGGCGAGCGCAAGGTCGCCGACCCGGAATATAGCAAAGCCTGGTCATCGTTCATCCGCAGCGGCGACATCCACGAGCGCGTGAACGCGTCCTTGGACAAGTCCGGCAATGCGGCCGGCGGATTCCTCGCTCCGACGGAGTGGGACCGCACGATCACGGACAAGCTGGTGAAGATCAGCCCGATGCGTTCGATCTGCCGCGTTCAGCCGATCAGCGTCGGCTCGTTCACCAAGCTGTTCAATCTTCGCGGTATGTCCTCGGGCTGGGTCAGCGACCAGGCCGCGCGTCCGTCGACCAACACGCCGACGTTCGGCTCGCTGTCGTACACCCCGGGCGAGCTCTACGCGAACCCGGCGGCGTCGCAGCAAATGCTCGATGACGCGCAGATCGACCTTGAGCAGCTGATCGGCGAGGACGTGGCGACCGAGTTTGCGCGAGCCGAAGGCGCGGCCTTCATTTCGGGCGATGGCGTCAATAAGCCGACGGGCATCCTCACCTACGTGACGGGCGGCACCAATGCGACCGCGCATCCGTTCGGCGCCATCGCCGTTCGGACCGCCACTGGCACGATCAACAAGCTCGACAAGGCCGACGACATCGTCAGCCTGGTCTACGATTTGCCGAGCCAGCTCACCGAGGGCGCGCAGTTCCTGATGAACCGCAACACGACTGCGGCCATCAGACTCCTCAAGGACAGCCAGAATCGCTATCTGTGGCAGCCGGCCTATGTCGCCGGCCAGCCGCAGACGCTGCAGGGCTATCCGATCACGGAAGCCGCCGACATGCCAGACATCGCCACCGGCGCGATCCCGATCCTGTTCGGTGACTTCGGCGACTCATATCTGATCGTCGACCGGGTCGGCGTCAGGATGCTCCGCGACCCGTACACCAACAAGCCCTACGTCCAGTTCTACACGACGAAGCGCGTTGGCGGCGGTCTCCTCAATCCCGAGGAGATGAAGGCGTTCAAGATCAACTAACCGTTTGATCGGAGGGGCGGGCTTTCGGGGCTCGCCCCTTCCTCTCGTGATGGGGAACAACATGAAGCTCACGAAAGAATTCCGGTGCGTTCCGCCCGGGGAAATCTATCCAAGAGAGCTCGCGGCCGGCGAAGAATGCCCTGCTGAGTTCGAGGAATCGGCCCGTGCGCTTGGCTGCCTTGAGGCGGTCGAGCCCAAGAAGGCGCCTGCCAAGAAATAACCGAGCTTCATCCCCGGCATTTCCCTCGGGCCGACCGCGACGGCGGCCCTGAAGCCCGGCCTGCTTGAAAGAGTGAACGGTCGCCGGGGGCGCACGCGAGAAGGGGCCGAAGGCCGGGAACGTCGCAACTCATTTGAAAGGCTGAGCGCATGGCGATCAAATATTCCGTTGCCGCCAAGAATGCGAAGCTCGGCGCAACGGGTCTTCGCGCCTACATCGGCACGAGCGCCTTGCTGCGGCTTTATTCGGGAACGCGTCCAACGAATCCCGACACGGCGCTGAGCGGCAACACGCTGCTCGCTGAGTTGACCTGCAACGCCACGGCATTCGGGTCCGAATCGGGCGGCGTGCTGACTGCCGGCGCAATCTCGAGCACGACGGGCCAGGCTGGCGCGGGCTCGGGCACGAACGCGACTTTCTTCCGGCTCTTCAAGAGCGACGGCACGACTGCCGTGATCGACGGCGATGTCGGCACTTCTGGATCGGACCTGAACCTCAACAACACCTCGATCGCCAGCGGTCAGTCCGTCTCGATTTCGAGCTTTACGATCACCGAGGGCAACTGAGCCCTTAGCGGGAGGGCTGAAAAGTGGCCGTAGCCCGCACCAGCGTCGGAGCGTTCGTCAGCGGCACGGCGGGCATCACTGCCGCGTTCGGCCCTGGCGCACAGCCCGGCGACTACGCGCTGCTGATCGTCGAGACCGCCAACCAGACGCCAGCAACGCCGAGTGGCTGGACGGCCTGGGTCGCGGGATCTGGCTTCGGCACTGCCGGAACGGCTGGCGCCACGGCCTATTCGCTGTTCGGCAAGATCATCACGTCGGCAGACATCAGCTCCGGCGTAGCGATCGCGGACAGCGGCGATCACCAAGGCGCAGTGCTGCTGACATACAGCAGCGTTGACGGGACTGGAGGCCCGGTCGCGGGTAGCGGCATCACCGCTCAATCGACGGCCACAACCTCCGCGAGTGCAGGGTCGCTGCTCACGTCGCAGGTCAACACGAGCGATATTATCCTCGCGATCATCTGCACTGATCGTGACAGCGCCACGGCTTCGACGAACAGTGCCGCCTCGTGGTCAGGGG